GTATGGCAACGTTAGATCGTGGGATGGTATTAATTTTGTAGTGTTAACAGTCTTTAATAAGAATTATAAGAAGATTAATCAAAATATCATCGATGTTGATATATCGTTATTAGAAGAACACAATCTTAAATTTAAAGAATTTAAGAATAGAATTGTTGTTCATCAAAAACAAGCATTAGAGGGTCCCGAAGATCCCAGATTATTTTATTATAAAGATGATATTTTCATGTTAGTCAATGAAATAGATGGGCATGACAAAGATCCTAGGAAAAGATTAATGTATTTAGCAGTTATTGATGTAGATACTCTTAACTACAAAATACCCAAAACACTAGTGTGTGAATCTCAATCATCCAATTTTGAGAAGAACTGGGGACCGTTTACTTACAAAAATAAGTTACACATGCTCTATGATATTAATCCCCTAAAGATTATGGAGGTAGATGGACAATACAACTGTAAAATGATAGTCAATAAGAGTGATAAAGTTCTAACAGAAATGGTCAACAGTTTTGGTGATTTACCATTTCATATAAGGAATAGCTCAAATTTAATTAAATTTGGTAAAGAGTACCTAGGTATTGGTCATGCTGTCTTAGATTATAAACAGGACACAAATATAAATAAATATCTCATACCCGCTTTAGCTAAATCTGATTACAGTGGTGCTGATAAAGATTATTTTAACCGGTTTTTTAAATATTATTTAGGATTCTTTTACACCCTAGATATGAATAAAAAAGAAATCACTAAAATCAGTCCATTCTTTCAATTACCGAGTAAAGAATCTAAACAGGAGTTAATCTTTTTCCCAACATCATTTTATGAAGACAAAGATAATTTCTTAAATATATCCTATAGTTTGGGTGATAATAGATCGTATGTCTGTAAATTACACAGTGAAGTCGTAAAAGCATCTCTTTATAATAAAGAAAATATAGATGTTCATATGAATTTTAATATCAATCCTAATTATTATCTAGAACTTTTAAGAACTCTAAGAATTATAAGTAATTTGCCACATGCTTTAAAAGATTACAATATTTTAGTTGGAACGAAAGACAGAAAAAATATGAAAAAAAGCGTTATGAAACAAAGTAAATACATGAGCAAGAGTGGTTCTAAGTCTAAGAGTGGTTCTAAGAGTGGTTCTAAGAGTAAATCTAAAAGTTCTAAGAGTGGTTCTAAGAGTGGTTCTAAGAGTAAATCTAAAGGTTCTAAGAGTGGTTCTACTTTTAGAAGAAGATAGTTTAAAAAATACATATTTTTTTTCTATGCTAAGGTATAAAATATGGGAGGAGGACTTATGCAACTTGTAGCTTATGGCGCTCAGGATATCTACCTTACGGGTAACCCGCAGATCACTTTCTTTAAGGTTGTCTATAGAAGACACACTAACTTCTCTATGGAGTCTATTCAGCAGACTATTAACGGAACTAGTACTTTAACCGATAGTACCAGTAGTGGAACTGTGACTATTTCTCGTAATGGTGATTTAGTATCTAAGATTTATGCAACATCAACAGGCACAGGTATTGAAAATGCTGATAATATAATTCAAGATGTAGAACTTGAAATAGGTGGCCAGCGTATAGACCGTCATTATAAAGAATGGATGCAAGTTTGGGAAGAATTAACTACACCAGATGGTAAAAAACCAAGTTTAAAATATATGAAACATTCATATGCTAGAGCTTCACACAGTGGAGCAGATCATTTGACGGGTTCAAATGGCCATGGTTCTGTTAATATGGTTCAAATACCCCTTTATTTTTGGTTTTGTAGAAACCCTGGCCTTGCTTTACCATTAATTGCATTACAATACCATGAAGTAAAACTTAAATTTAATTTTGGTTCTAAAGCAACAGGGACTACCGCCAATATTGATACTAGTTGTGCTCCTTTCGGTGCTGCCGCAAGTAATGTTAACGTGCAAGTTTGGTGTGATTATATTTATCTTGATACTGATGAACGCCGTAGATTTGCTCAGGTTTCTCATGAATATCTAATTGAACAAGTTCAACGTCAATCTTCTACTGGAAGTGCATCTATGAAATTAAACTTTAACCACCCCGTTAAAGAATTAATTTGGACAGATAGTTCTAATATAAATTTTACAACATCAAAACTTGTTCTTAATGGTCATGACCGTTTTGCGGCACAAGAGGAAGAGTATTTCAGATTAAGACAACCATTTGATTACCATACATCAGTACCTAATACAAACTATATTGAGACTGGTGGATCCACGGGGGCCAACGGACCCCCTGGTTTAATTTATACAGCTGATATATCAGGTGCTGATGCGCAAGGTGAATTTGATTCAGATTCCACAACTAATTTAGATATATTTGAAACAAATCGTTGGTATCCACATGTAGGTGATATTGTTCAGATAGATGTATTTGATGCCAACGCCACTCCTCAATACAGGGGTAATAGTGGTAATATTAGAGTTACAGCAGTAACCGCTACGGGTACCACTGGAGAATTTGGTGTATCAGAGGAAGGAGCAAAAGATCATTTTGTAATAACATTAGATACAGCATGGACTGGGGGAAGTGGTAGTGCTGTTACTTTTGCAGACGGTGATCTAATCGTAGTACACGTATTAAAACATAATTTACGTAAATCATTTGCTAACAGTTTAACTAAAGCAGTAAATGTCTACTCATTCGCACTCAAACCAGAAGAACATCAACCATCTGGTACATGCAACTTCTCAAGAATTGATAATGCTAAATTAGAATTTGGCACTGCGCCTTCTGGGACAGTTAATATCTACGCTGTAAACTACAATGTTCTCCGTATCATGTCCGGTATGGGTGGTCTAGCATACTCCAACTAAAGTTAATGCCAACTAAGTAATTACTCCTAAATTCAAGTTTTTTATAAATTATCAAAAATAAATTGATAATATTTTAAGGTTATTTCTTCTTAAATTTTTTTCTATGCTAAGGTATAAAATATGGGAGGAGGACTTATGCAACTTGTAGCTTATGGCGCTCAGGATATCTACCTTACGGGTAACCCGCAAATCACTTTCTTTAAGGTTGTCTACCGCAGACACACTAACTTCTCTATGGAGGCTATTGAGCAGACCTTTAATGGAACTGTTGGCGATAATGCTCGTGTAACTGCTACTATTTCAAGAAATGGTGATTTAGTTAGCCGTTTATATTTACAACACACCCTTCACACTACTGCTGTATTAAATGAATCTGCTGTAGATATAAGTTCTATTGAATTAGAAATTGGTGGTCAGCGTATTGATAGACATTACGGACACTGGCTTGAAACATGGGCTGAATTAACTGAAAATAAAACTGGGTTAACTTACGGGACTAACTTCCAAAAAACAACCGGTATGGGTATGGGTGCGATATATAATGATGCTGGATCCCTTGTATTAGGGACTTCCACTATCCAGGTTGATGCGGGTGGTGGTACCTCAGCAGATCAGCAGCTTCCCCTTATGGTTACACCCGTTGATATGGACTCCCGTGTTGTATACATCCCACTTCAATTCTGGTTCTGTCGCAATCCGGGTCTTGCATTACCTCTTATAGCCCTTCAGTACCATGAAGTTAAGGTTATTGTGGAGTTTGGAGCAATTACAGCAGCAGGTAATGACCATAAATTATGGGCAGATTACATCTACCTTGATACTGATGAACGTAGAAGGTTTGCACAGGTTTCTCATGAATACCTTATTGAACAGCTTCAATTCCAAGATTCAAGCGACTCTACCACCCACGAACTCAACTTTAACCATCCAGTTAAGGAACTTATCTGGACTGGTGGATGGAGTGGAGGGGCTGTCACAGCACTCGGCGGTGGATCTGGTCTTAATCATACCGCTCTACTCAAATTAAATGGTCATGATCGTTTTGCCGCACGTCCAATGACCTACTTTAGTGGTGCACAAGTCTATCAACATCACAGTGGAGATGGCGGGTTTGTAGACAATTCTATTGCGATCTATTCTTTTGCCCTCAAACCTGAAGAACACCAACCATCTGGAACATGTAACTTCTCCCGCATTGATAACGCTCAATTGCACCTTAGTACATCTGACGCCCTCTACATCTATGCTGTCAACTACAACGTCCTCCGCATCATGAGTGGTATGGGTGGTCTTGCGTATTCTAACTAAATTATTTAATTTATTAAAAAAATATTATATTAAAAATCACACATTTTGTATCTAATTTCTTTTGTATATGATGTATTTAATTTTTTAAACACTTGAATTAAACTTTCAAGTCTTTCTTCTAATACCTTAACTCTTTCTTCTAAACTAGCCGAATCTGATGATACAGCTGGTTCAGTCGTTAACATTTCTTGTACATTTTGTACAACTTCTTGAGTAGATACAGGTGCTTCTTCTACAGGAGCTTCTTCTTCTACAGGAGCAGATTCTTCCACAGGTGCTTCTTCTTCTACAGGCGCTTCTTCTACAAGCGCTTCTTCTACAGGCGCTTCTTCTACCGATGCTTCTTCAGCAGGTGTTGATTCTTCTTCAACAGGTGTCTCTTCAACAGGCGCTTCTTCCGTATCAGTAGGTTGTTCTTCAACGGCTACAGGTTCTTCAACATATTCACTCATTTTATAATAAGAGATAATAAAATAATTTTAAGTAATTAAAATTTAAATAAATAGAAACGAAATTAATATTGTGAATAATAGAGCTTCATTAAAAGTTAAGGGTTCGAATTTACGATCTTTAGATGATACCGATGACCAATTGCCGATTAATTTAGGTGCCACTTTATTGTATGCGAATTCAACGATTAAGGCTCTTAATAAAAATAAAATAACGAGCATTACCACTAAAGCTACAGGAGAAACTTTCTCAGATTTTAATAAAGATTTAATTTCTTTACCACCTCCTACCATTAATGTTTGGATCATTTTACATAAGATTATATTTTTATTTTAAGAATATAAGTTCTGTTTCTTTTTCATCCATTTCTAAGTCAAAGACTTGTTTAACTGGATTCATAATTTGATTTGTTATATAAAATTCATAATCCAAAGATATATTCTGTTCAACAATGTAATCTGGATCTTCAATTCTATCGCCTTGTAAAACCTTTTTATCTTTTGGAAGACCTTTTCTCGGACCGCTTTTATAAACATTATCTTTATCTTTTAACATATGTTCGGGTAAAACTCTGTAAGCGAAAGGCATACGATCACCCGGTTTGGGTTTATTACCTGGGTCCCTTTCACCCATTCTATCTGCCAAAACTTTGTGTGCTATGGACGTAGGATTCTTATAATAACCTCTCAAAGATTTTGTAATGATAAAGTTTCTCATTGTGAATTGTCCATCACGAATATCTTTAAGAGTTTCTTTGACCCAGGTAGCGGTCTTTTGTAAATCTTTATCAATCATAATCTTCTCAATCACGTTACCAAAGACATGCTTTACAATTGGAGCGTTATCCCGACGCTTCAATACGATACCCATAGAGTTACGACTACAATAATTGATATCAAACTCATATTTATCCGCAACATAACGTTTCTTAGATATCAGAATAAATGGATAAAACGTTTTTTCATATTCTAAATCTTGGGGTTTGTAAATACCTTGTTCAGGATCTTCTACAAAGGTGGGGTTCATTAAATGTTCGGTGATCCATTCACCCGCATCTTTACCACAATCTATACAGAATTGTAATGCTTCTTTGCCTACAAGAAGAGAACCATTCTTATATCTTTGCCATTTGATAAATACAGAATCGGTATCACCGTAAATAACTTCGGGTGCCCTGCAACCGTTGCTAACAGCCCACTTGGATTCATTCCACCATCTAAGTTCAACTCCGTCCTTCGCATCGTAGATACGACTTCTACCGATAGACGTAGTGCATGCCGCTAATTTGTTAAAGTAGATGGGACTGGTTTTGGCACCCATTTGACCGTAGACTGAGTTAGCAACTAACTTATATGAAAGCTGTAAACCATCGAGAACCTTCTTCTTGAATTCATTGGTTTCATTTTTTAACCTCTTCTTAGTCGCTTTACGCTGAGTCAGTAGATGTGAAACCACTTGCGGGATAATACCCATAGGTTGTCCTTTATTTCTCTTTAAGAAATGACAGGTAATCTTCTTTTCATTCTCATCTATTTTTTTACTGATAGTGATTTTTCCTTCGTCTTCAACATACTTATAATTATCATACTCAATGGTTTCATAGTCTATACCGGGTATCAAGCGATCCAAATATTCTTGATCTAAGATAATTGTATCGTGTGAAATATTTTTTTCAATGATAGAACTTGGATATAGTGACGCATAATCCACCACACCCACCGGATCTTCTAGATAGATGCCAGGCGTAGGGTCCAAGACAATAGCACCTTCATAACCTGCTCTAGGTGGCGGTGATTCTATCTGATCTAAAATATCTTTTAAATACCAATCATTAATAACTTTTTTATCAGGAGCTTTAAATTCACCCTCTTTATTTGTATCAAGTAACCACCCACCACGCTCTTGTCTAATATCATCTATAATTTTGTTTTCAACGAATTTACGACCATTTACAGTATATTCTTTAACGTAATCGTAAATATTAAACGGTCTATTCAGCGTAGGCATGCGAATACCTTTTTCATTACAACACTTAGAGATTAATGAAAAGATTTTAGCACCCTGACCTCTCAAATAAATATATGATTGAGGGACGAAGCATACGTTTGCCATCGCGATATTATTAGGTATAATGTCTAGAGCCATAGTTAAATTAATACAAAGTTCACAATCTTGAATACAGTACTTAGCGACTTCAGCACGACCCTTGGGTCCACCAGTCTTGTGTTTTTCAAAAATGTCTTGAGGTGACACATCATCTTTCATTAAGCACCATTCAATCTTGAAATACTCTGATTTAGTGGGATCCCAAGTTGATACTAACCTACCTGATTCATCGGTTGCTTCTGAGAATTTAATATAATCTTCTTTCAGATAAATATATGAATCGTCTGGATCTTTATTTAATGAATGAATTTTAAATTTTTTATTATCTTCATAGTATGTCTCGCCTATATTGCTGTGCAACCTTAGAGAAATAAAATCACCGTCTTTTAAATGTCCAAATTCAGTTGTAAATAATTTGCTCCGTCCTTTGAAAAGAGGATCTTTTAACTTAGGACGTTTCCACGATCCAATACCCTTAATCTTACCGCGCATAAAATGTGCGGCTACATTATCCAGTTTATAAGATTCTAAATTATGTCCTTTTTCTACCTCTTTCTGGAGATCATAAATAATGCGACCGTCCATGTTGATGTATCGGTTATAGTCGGTGGTGCCGAAGGTGCTGACTTTAATTTTCTTTTCACCACATTTCTTGGAACGATGGTTCTTCCACACAACCTTGTTATTAGAGTTGATTTTACCCATATTCATAAACTTGTATTTGCTAGGTTTATCGTATACGTCGATACGGTCTAACATGTATGCGAAATCAAATCCAAAGATATTGTATCCCGTAATATATTCGGGATCTACTTCTTTGATAGTTTCGGTCCATTTTAACAATAGGTCTAACTCGCATTTACACCGTACGACTTCAATATTGTCTAGATCGGCGCATATTTCTTCGTCGGGTAAATCATCTTCTGGAGCAATGACTAAAATGTGACGTTTGTACGGTTCTGTGTCACCGTAGCGATGGAATACTGTGCCAATCTGAATTACTTTATCGCCCTCTACTGCTAGTTTATTACCGCTTTCATCCTCTAATTTATTGAGTTTTTTAGTTATTTCTTTGATGACATTATCACGTTGTTTGGTGTTAATTAATTTAGTTCTGAAAGCATCTCCCTCAAATAATTTTGAAAAGATGTCAACAGATTCTTCAGTAGGCGTTTTATTGTCTTTTGTATAAACTTCATTGATGTAGATGTTGTTGCTTTCGAGGAATACTTTTACTTTATCAACAAATCCAGCTTGGACCATAAATTTGAGATATTTAGTGATGATAGTATCTAAATCACCTGTAGATTTTTCGTATTCATTTAGTATTGTGTCATAAATATCAAGTGCTAACTTCTTAAAATCTTTATTCGGTTGTGGAAAGTCACCGTGTGAACTGTCGCACTCAATATCAAATGCGGCTATCACATATCGTGACATTGAATCAGATTCAAGTGGTTTAATTTTGCTGATAGATAAACCTTTCGCATAAATATCTATCATAGGATAGAGTTTGGTTGACTGTTCATAGTCTTCTTCGGTAATGTCTATGTCTACCCAGTTAGCGGGTTGAATACCTGTCTCGTGAATGAACCTAATAACGGGATGGATATTGGATTCATAAAGATTGCTATCGCATTGCTCGAATTTATCAATGTTCATCCAAGATCGGTAGATTCGGGGTATATTTTTTTCACGTTTTAGTTTGCTATATAATTCTCTAATAGCTTCGCTATAGCAGTTCATGGCTGTATGGGACATGAATTTTAGTTTAACATATTTGTATTTAATTTCAACTTTATCTTCATCACAACGATAACCATATAAATCTTTGAAATTATAGATATCTTTATTACATATTTTACATAGGTCGGATTTAGGGTCATATTCATATTTATTTTTGATAAACATGTTAACGCCACCTATAAGTTTGTCATCTTCATCTTTTTGTTCTATGAACTTTTTAACGTTGGATTTAGTCCATGATTTTGGTATTCTCAGATAGAAATACGGTTTGTATCCAGAAAAACTGCATACGATAGATTTGTTATCCTCGGTTTTACCATACACAGTTATAATAAGGTTCTTCTTGGTCTCATCGGACCCGTCTTCCATATCATCTGACAGAACATCTGTTAATTGAACTTTCATATATTTATAGTAGTATTAAGAAAGATTTAAGTATTCAAAAATCAAATTTACTAGAAATTTAATACAGGTCTAAATTTAATATAACTCATAGTATGGAACAGTTAGTAACCTTGTTATTAGGGGTGGTTGTCGTAGGTTATATATGTCACTACATAATCCAAAAATTAAACAAAACAACGATAAAATCAACCGTAGACAATAGAGATTATGAAGTTAGAGACCTACCAGATAAACTAGATGCCGCTAACACGTTAGCAGATATAAGTGGTAAATTAACAAAGTTGGTTGAATATGTAGTGACTTCTGATTCCGATAGAGACGGTGTGCGACAATTAAAAAGAAATTTTAAAAGCCGAAATATTATAGAGAATACCCCCGGCGGTAAGTATACGGCGTATTCTGTGAATAAAGGCGAACAATTGGCGCTCTGTCTACGTGATGCTAAAGATGATACCTTTATAGAATTAAACTTAATTATATTTGTTGCGATACATGAAATAGCGCACGTTATGACAGACGAAGTTGGTCACACTAAAAAATTTTGGGATAATATGAGGTATTTATTAGAAAAAGGCGAAAAAATAGGAGTTTATAGACCCGAAGACTATTCTAAGACCCCTAAAAATTACTGTGGATTAGAAATTAATTCCAGTCCTTATCATTTTTAAACATTAATTGGATTTAGTTATTTATGTAATATTTATTTTATAATCTATTTTATATGAGTAACCTTTCGTTGTTTGATAGTGCGACAAATACTCTATCTAAAACAAAAAATTTAAGTGATATACAGGTTAAATATGTTAAATCACCCAAAAATATCACATCAAAGAAAATATCAATATATAATGATGATACATGTAAAGAGGTATTGCTAAAATTATCATCACTACATTCTATTACTATTAGCGACCACATTTTCGCATGGTATAGTGATGACACCCATATCAGACCACTGGGTTTTAATTACCCTTCACTAGAATTAGATTTCCCTTATAAGAATAAAACATCATTAGATTCTAAATTTATATCTGATGAAAGACATCGTATTTTAGTCTTAGTAGATAAAACAGATCTACACGATTTAATAGAAAGTAACAATATAAAAACATTATTTTATACAACTATACAAGATTATCACGAATATTTGGGATTAAATTATAAAAAAGTAATAACCGATGATATATGCTCGAAATCCACCAAATTTAGTTGCAGAGATTTATACAATGGTAAATTAGTTAAGTACTGGCCGTCACTAACCCAAGAGCAAATATATAATATTAGTCAAGTTAGCAAGGATAAACTAACTATAGAACGTAATGCGGTAAAACAAATGCTTGGACAAAGCGAAATAGTTTACTCAAACTTCAAATTAATTTTACCAGAAGAATTTGAGTTACAACTTTTATCTATATCAAATGATGAAGAAGATAATATAGTTCACTTGTCTCGATTATTCTCGGATATAAGTTTAGGCGAACAAAGTAAATTAAATATAACTATCCCTTTCTCTAAAATTACTCTAGAAGATTATACTACTAGATACTGTAAATTATTAAAAGATGCAATATCTATAAATTCATTAAATGGTACTAATTACGTAACCAGTGGTAAATTCAATGAATGGTTCAAGAATCAAGTAACAAGTCTACCCAGCAGTACTTTACGATTTATGGATGAGAAAAATACCGTATGTTTTAAATTGTTCGGCACAGATTTTTCTAATACAGCGACTCTATTAATCTATTCCACCGGTTTAACAAAATTATTATTAGTCGGTAATTCGATGTTCATTTCAGCCGCGTATGTGAATACAATTGTATCACATGGTAACGCGTTTATAGACTATCTGAATAAATCTAAGATATTCAGTGATAAACCTATTAAAAAATTGGATCCGAATTATGAAAATTCAATTAGTTATACAACCACACAATTTATTTATCCTATTAAAAACTACAAACAAGAATTATTCATTCAATTAATTAAAAACATGAACGCATTTATACGATTTAATAAACAAACAGGGAATAAAATATCGTGTGTATACAAAAAAGTCAACCAATACGGACAATCTATAACTAATGTGATTAGTTCATTGCAATCATCCAAGCGTGGATTGACTAAAGACCAAATTATAAATGAAGTAGAACTATTATTTAATATTAGTCATGATGAAGCAGTAGAAGAATATGAGAACTGGGAATCAGATCCCAACGCATATTTTAGGGGTGGTGATGAGGGGGTTGAATTTATAATTGATCTGATAGGAACAAACGTTAAAGTAGATGTTATAGGTGCTACAAGTTACCACATGCTGGGAAGAATTTATCATTTATTAAATTTTATGATGAATTATTATGAAAATTATATTACATATAAAAAAGATCCTCATAAATTAATCGCAAATAAAAAGAACACATCTATAATCGATGATATTATGGTTCAAGAAGTAGAACAATATTTAGAGATACACGATCAAGAAGCTACCATAGAATCAAACCTGAGTTTATTCAGCGAAGGTCCTCTGCGTCTATTAGACGATGATAGTGAAGTAGTATCTGAATTAAAAGATTCTGAATTAAAAGATTCTGTATTAAAAGAATCTGAATTAAAAGAATCAGTACTAAGTGATAACATAGACGAAGAATTAGTTATACAAGAACAGATAGATTCTAAAGAGAACGATTCGGTGCTACGTTTATCTAGCGAAGAAAGTAGTCTGGCTGAATCAGAAGATTTTTCTATGGATCGGTTAGATGATAGCGACAGTTCGGGGGGTTACAAGTTAGGCGGCAACAAGCAAATAGATGTAAACAAGCAAAGAGGTGTAAACAAGCAAAGTGGCGGATACAATGTAAGTCGTTATTATCTGAACCGTTTAAAAAAATATGATAGCGAAATATTTTCAAAGCAACCAAATATCCAACGTAAAAATAGTTACCCGGTTCTATGCGGCGCTCAAATAGGGAGACAACCGGTGGCGATCACTAAGCAGATGTTAGATAAGTACAATGAAACAGGTGACGGTGAAGGAGTATCATTCGCTAAAGCACTAACTATACCGGGACGCGATCCCAATACGTATTATATTTGTCCTAAATTCTGGGATATAAAAGATGAGAAACCATTGGATCCTTCTAAAATTAATGAATTTAAGGATTTTGTAGTTGACAATAAAATGACAACTGGTCAAAAACAGAAAACCGATAACTATGTATTAGTTCGCGATGAACGAGGTTACTGGGATCAATCAGGGAATGATATAGATAGATATAGAATTGAGTTGCTAAAAGGTTGTCACAGTAGTTATGATTTACCCTGCTGTAATGC